TGATAGAGAGACAGCAGTAGCTTGAAAGGAATTACTAATTGATCGAGATTATTCTCTATCAACTAATGATTTCCCTCAGTCTAACGGAAATTACCGTTATGCTATTGGTCAACCTATGGGAGCTCTTTCCTCTTGGGCGATGTTGGCCTTAACACATCACGCTATAGTTCAGATCGCAGCTCAACGGATCGGCCATAATGACTGATTCGGAGACTATGCTCTGCTTGGCGATGATATTGTTATCGCTGACCCTTTAGTAGCAGAAGCCTACCTCAAGTTAATGATTGATTTGGGAGTTGATATTAATTTATCAAAATCCTTAGTCTCAAAAACTGGGGTGGCCGAGTTTGCTAAAAAGTTAATAGGTCCAGATCATGATTTTAGTCCTTTAGGACCGAAATCCTTATTTGAATTTATTAAGTCGCCACTCTACCTCAAAGATCTTTATATCCAATATGATATACATCATATGGTTATTTCAGATCCGTTGTTGGATAGAGAAGTCCTTGTTGATAAGATTCAATCTTTCTTAAGAGCTCCTGAGTCTTTCTCAAGCCAGAAATGGATGAGAAAACTTCAGAGCTCTTATTGAGATATTGTTTCTTATTTTGGGTTAAACCTTATACTGGATCTATCACCAAGCCTTAGGGCTTCGGCTATAGATTCGCTAGATATAAGGGATTTGGAAACCTTCAATAGTTCTTTAACAGAACTACTGAAGAATCAAATCACCCGTGGTTGATTCAAGGCATTGGAAAATGACGAGAAAACATACCGAAGATATAGAAGATTCTTATCTTTAGAATGTTATACTCAACATTTCCCAAGTACTGAAGATTTACTAGATAATTTTGCTGATTTATTATCTGAATCAGCAAGTCATTATCTATGGGATTTTGACAGTTTAGACTTAGTGGATAGAATCCGCTTAGCCTATTCTGAATTAAATCGTATATCTTGAGCCCTTGGAGAACAGCCGAAAGTGAAACGTAATATTAAATCAATAGAGTTATCTAGAGATTTATTAAAACATTTTGCTCAACACAATCCGTCCTTACTTTTGAAAGTAGTCCGAATGAGTCAGGCCGTTCCTGGTTTCGAGAAACCAGGGGCTGAATCAGTG